CCTCTTAGACGTATGGTCTGTTAAGAGGGCCGTGAAGTTATACAAAAGGAAGGGGAAGACGGCTTTCATACATTTTAGAGAAGTTATTGGAGGTAAAGATGAATAAAATACCTAACATTATATGGAAGTTAAGGGAAAAACCGACTGATAAAGAGAAGAGGTTGTTAATTGAAAGTAAAACAGTATTTGAGTTAAGGGAAAAGTAAAGATTGAAATATGCGGTTACTGTCTCAAGCGGGTATCATTGGAGGTAAAAGATGGAACCTAGTTGTTATGTACCAAACTGTGAGGTGTGTGCATTTAAGGAATCATGTAGAAATTGCACTATTAAACCGAACTGGCCGCCTTTTGACATAGGGACAAGCAATATTGCCTATGATGCCTTTCCAGTATACAGAACTAACACAGAATGGGTAGTCGAGTGACTCAGAGACAGAAGCAATATGCTCGGAACATCTATAAGGGCATGACACAACACGCAGCTTATATTGACGTGTACCATCCTAAATACTCCAGGAACAGGATAGACTCTAATGCTTCAATACTTGCAGACCATCCTACGGTAGTAACTGAACTAGCCAGGCTTAATGCAATGGGAGACAAGAAGGCTGTAGCCGACGTACAGGAGAGGAAAGAGATCTTAACCGATATAATGAGGGAGAAGGGAATAAGCAGGATACCGGCAATAGCTGAGCTTAACAAGATGGATGGAGCGTATGCGCCGGAGAAGCATGAGCACAGTATAGAGTTTAGAAAGTACATGGAAGAGCTAAGAGAAGCGAAGCAGATTGGCAACTAGAGAGCAGATAGAGGTTACCCGTAAGAGGTTAGGGCAGGAGTGGAGTTCAGAGCAAGAGGCGATAGTATTATCTTCAGAGAGAGAGATACTAGGTGGTGGTGGAGAGAGAGCTGGGAAGTCGTTTGTTGCTGCTGCGTATCTTACTATGAGGTGGTGGGAAGGGGACCTTTATTGGATAGCTGCGAAGGATTATGAGAGGAGTCATATAGAGTTTGAGTACATAGCCAAGTCGATGTTAAAGTTAGAGGCGGTAGACCCTTCAGATATACACACACCGAAGAACAGCCAATGGACGATGGAGTTAAGAAGTGGGGCGGTAGTCAAAACGTGGTCATTACAGGACTGGTTAAAGGTAGGTTCAGAGGCACCGGACGGTATAATCATAGCAGAGGTGGCGCAGATAACGCATAATGAATACACCAGGTTATGTGACCGGACTGCGGAGAAGAGGGGCTGGGTTATAGGGACTGGGACATTTGAGACGTCGTTAGGGTGGTATCCTGAGTTATGGAAGCTATATCGATTACCTGGGCAGCAGGGCAAGTCGTACTCATTACCGTCGTGGTCTAATCATTATGTATACCCGGGGGGGATAGACGACCCTGAAATACAGAGGTTAAAGGATAAGTATTCAGAGGACTATTTCAATGAGCGGTTTGGGGGGATACCGTCTCCGCCGAAGGGGTTAGTATTCCCTGAGTTCCGGCACCTGACCCATGTGAGAGAGCTTGAGATCAACGACAGACCCGTCTATTTATGGATAGACCCAGGATATGCAGGGGCGTATGCTGTAGAGGTCGTACAGATAGATGGTGAGACTGTTTACGTAGTTGATGAGATATACGAGCAGGGGTTAGTCACCGAGCAGGTAATAGACATATGTTTACAGAAGCCGTGGTGGACTCAAGTATCTGGGGGGGTGGTAGATATAGCGGCGTTACAGCATCAAGCCATGCCGGCGGTAGCGGAGATATGGCAGAGCAAGGCTCATTTACGATTAGCGAGCAACAAGATTGACCAAGATGCTGGTAGGGAGAGGTTACACACGTTTCTAACAGTAAACCCTATAGACCATGAGTCGAGGTTATTTGTAGACCCTAAATGCAAAGGTTTATTGTCGGAGTTTGGGGCATGTGCCAATCCGTTTACTGGGGAGGCGGCGCCGTACAGGTGGAAGGAAGACAGAGCGGGTGTAGTAGTGGGGAAGCAACCTGATGATAAGAACAATCATGGAATCAAGGCGTTATGCTATGGTTTAATAGACCGATTCGGATACGTAACGAGGGAGAGAACTAAAGCCAGAGTGGTTAAGGTAATGCTACCTATGGGAGGGCAACGAAGATGGAATGCCCCAGGTGTTCTAAAGAATTAGGATGGAAAGTCCGCATGGTTCCAAAAGGAGATTTTGCCTATTGCTTGTTATGCTGTGATAAAGTCAGGGTTAGAGAGGTTAAAGATGAGACGGAGAATATGCGACCGGTGCGGGCGGACAATAGAGTATAGTGGTGAGCCATCCATTTATAATAGAACTGGGAGTCATCCCTTACCTAACGAACCTGGAGCCACGATACAATCTGCAATGGAGGTTGTTATTATAGACGGGGAGTATCTGGATTTATGTGTAGAAGGCGGATGCATCGGAGAGTACAATTCTGAATACAAGAAGCACGATAAAGATAAGGACAAGAAAATGAAGGACTGGGCAGGGAGATAAGATGCCAGCCGTTAGTAAAAAGCAACACGGGTTTATGGGCGCAGAGTTAAGGCGTAAGAGGGCAGGGAAGAGAACTAAAACAAAGATGACTGAAGAAGAATTAAAAGAGTTCACCTCTACCCCATCAAAGCATCTCCCAAAGAAAAAGAGAAAAAAGAAATAGCCTGCTGGTGGTGGACGAGGGTTAAGGCAGAGCACACGGTGAGATGATATACCAGAGGTGCCTGACCAGCAGGAGAGGTGATAGATGGACCATGATGTAACTGTATGGGCTACTAACATTAAGAAAGCCAAGCAGCGGTTAGAGGGATTGCATAACCGTATGGACGATACCCAGGAGATGATAGAGGGTACCTTCCAGATTCCTGCGACAGAAGGTGTCTTCGACCAATATACTGCGAATGATGCTGCCGTACTTGCTGATACTGCTGCAAATATAATTGGGAACGGTGCCCCCTTTACCAGCATCCCGATTCAATATGGAAGCAAGAAGGCACGCAAGTCGTTCTCAGAAGCGGAGCAGTTTGTAGAAGGGTTATTCGCTGTTAGTGACCAGAATCTTACTCAAATACCAGAGTCTACTGATTGGATGAGTCAGCAGGGTTGGTTTGCCCCGAATCGAGGTTGGTTAGCGCAGAGGGTTATCCTGTTCGAGGAAGATGATGAACTCATACCAGATATTAGACCGTGGGATGTTCGGAACACTCTTTGGTGGCCTGGGTCTAAAGGGACGTTATGGTCCATTTATATGAGACGGTTGACAGTGGATGCTGTTGAGCAGGAATATGGAGAAACAGTTACAGGTGATAATGAGAATGAGGTTAATGTTTACGATATTTGGGATGATGAGGAAAATGGGGTATTAGTCTCATCAGGGGAAAAAGCCTTTGACTGGGTTAAATCCCCCAAACCACATCATATAGGACATAACCCAGTGCATATTCTACCTGTAGGGAATCGACCTTATGTTATTGGAGGGGATGGTCTTGTAAATGTCGGTAAGGATATTCTATTCAATGATAGACATTTAATAGAGGTTAAGAGCCGTGTTGCAAGTTATGTTTTAACGACCTGTGGGACTGCTGCTAAAACACCTAATATTGTTGAGTGGGATGGTGCTCAAGGGGACCCTCCTGACTTTTCGCAAACGGATGTCACACAAAAGGGTGGTACTATTCCTATTGATATAAGTCGAGGGGAGAAGTTCTATCCTGGTGTTCAACCTCAAATCCCACAGTACATGATTAGGTTCCTTGAAATGGTGCAGAGGGATATAAGTATTGGTGGTATATCTGCGGTGGTTCAGGGTATGACGCAGGGAGCAATGCCTGGGGTTACATTACAACAGTTAACTCAGGGGGCGTTGAAGATTCTCAATCCATATATTCAGACAGTGGAAAAGTCTCGGAGTTGGGCAGCGAATGAACTCGTTAGGCAGTTCAATGCACTAGACAAAGCTAAGGGTATGCACGTTGAGGGGGTAGATAGGCAAGGTTATGTCTATAGTTTAGACAGGAAACCAGGTGACTTACCGGAAAACCCTCGCTTCCAAACTCGTATTGTAGCCAATATCCTTCAGGATAAGCAGACGAACCTTGCAATGGCAGCAGCAGCTAGAGCACCTGGCCCCAATGGGAGACCCCTACTTTCAGATGAGACGATACGAGACGAGTTCCATCTAGTACAAGATACTGATGCTGAAGATGAGAAGATTGACAAAGAGAAGGTTTACAGTTTCTTCTCTCTTGCTGCACGCCGCGTCATAGCAGCCCTCAGAAAGGACGGAGATGACGAGGATGCGAATCTACTAGATGCAGAAGTGGCCAAACAGCAAGAGCAACCGCAGGGACAGCAGGGTACACCTCCTGGGATTCCTGTAAAACCTCCGATTACGGCGAGGGCAGGCCAGATTCAAGACCAACCCAATCTTATGCAGAGGGCAATGAATAGACTTAAAGGATTACGAAGATGACGCAAGGGGGCATTAACGAGACTCTACTCTCCGCTCTGATTGAAGCTGGTATACCTCGGAATACTGCTATAGCACTAGCTACGATGCCAGGGATTCAGGACCTTGACAGGGATACGGCAGCCATTTTAATACATCTTCCTACCGATGCCTCTGGCCGCAGATTACTTTATGGTTTAGCAGGAACAGATTTAGGAGAAGGGACCGACCTTCGGGAGGTATTTACTTATCTCCAAAGTTCTGAAGGACAGCAATGGGTTCAGGTTGCAACTCAGGAACAGTATCTAATTAGTCAAGCATTACAGAATTATGAATCAACTGTTCAACAATACAACTTTGCGGAGGGTGACGAACAAACTGAACTCTATGCTCTCTTACAGAGTTACGCCGATGTGCTTGATATGGATACTACACAAGGAGTACCCTCCACTCTTCCTGAGTTTATGAAAGAAAAGGGATATACCCCGGATACCATACTTTATCAGACGGGATTTATGTTCCCATCAGAAGGGCCTCAGACTGCTCAAGCAAGATACTGGGAGTTTACCCCAGCAGGGAAAGAGGGTGTTTCTCCAAGAGCACACGCTGCTGAAGGGGCAATGGCAGAAGAGACACGACGCCTCTATAAGAAGTGGTTAGCGGAGGAGTCTGCCAGAACGGGGTATAGACCTGAAGAATTAACACAGGGTGTTCCAACAATGACTCAAGAGCAGATTCAAGCAGCAGGACAACAGCGCGGTCAGATTATGGAAGGTATGCCCAGGGTAGGTCGTGGTGTTGCAGGGATGGGTGTTAGCGGGGCAGCAGGGTTTGGAGGCCCTCCACCGGAAGGATGGTTTCCAGAACCGAGTTGGGATATTTATAAACAGAGCATTCCGAGAGGTCTATCTCCCATGAGATACCAGAGCTATGTTGAGAACCTGTATGAGGATGTGGTAAGAGATTATCAGGGAAGCGGACAGAGAGACTTTGGTGCTTTTGTTCAGCAGTATCCCTTTGAGAGACGCTGGGGACAGTTAGCTCCATCTGAAAGAGGGGAATGGTCTAGTAAGTTCAGACCTCGTCTAAGGACATTGCAATGAAAGAGCAGACAATCTTTGACATAGCTCGTGATATTGAAGACACGAGCAAAGGAATCAGGACTAAGTCTACTACTAAGTCTTGGGATAAACTAATGAGTCTTTTCCCTGAGTCTGAAGGACAGAGGGGGGGACAGCAAGAATGGGAACAGCAGGGGCCGACCCCATTAGAATGGGCTTTTAGACAACCTTCCCCTGAAGAGATTGGCATAACACCGGAGATGCCATCAGCAGAACAATACTTACAACCACCAAAACCGGAACGTCTACCGTTTCTCATAACTCCATTACCGAATGTGTCTGGGATGAACTATAAGGAAAAACAGTCGGCTGCAAGGGGTTGGTTGAATGCGGAATATGAACGTATATTTAGCGAATATGGGGATGTATCTCCTAAAACCTTAGAAAAACTTAAAGGAGAACTAAAAAAGTGGAAGGATTTTGCTCGCTTTACCCCAGAAGTGAAAGTCTATCGGCAAGAGCACCCGGGTAGAGTTAAAGTCTTCGAGCAGGAACTCAAGATAGCTCAAGAATATTATGAGTCTTTATCTCCTGAGTTTGGGGAAACTATAACAGGTAAGATTCTCGGCACGGTTAGCGGTTGGGTTCAACGAGCTAGGGAGGAAACTCTTGGCGAAGTAGCTGGTACGATTCTTGAAATGAGCAGGGGGGGGACGGAGGCACTTGAGACATTCTGGGGGAAGAATGCGATAATCGCTACCGCAAAAGAATTAGGTAAGGATTATAACATTGTAACTAATCAGGATATTGAAGACTACATTGTTAAACATCCTGAGATTTTAGAGTATGTACCTAAAGATATTTCGATGGCGGAAGAGGCAAGAAAGCACTATCCAACCGCAGCCATTTTAGCAACGGAATTAGGTATAGAAATACCTGCCTGGATTATAGGGGGTGGGGTTCTAAGAAGTCTATATGCTGCCACAACTGGGCTTCCCCATTATGCTCTAGCCCCATTAGCCTTGCCTGACATATGGGCAGGTGAATTGACTGGCGCTGTTGTTAAATATGGGATAGTCCTCCCAGTTACTAAAGGAATCCCCGCAGTAGCTAAGAAGAGTTTTGAATCCGCTATTGATTTGGCAATAAAGCGATGGGCTACGAGGATAGCAACTGAGGGGCGCATACTCCCAGAAGCACAAAGTGGATTGTTCCGATTAATGGTGAAAGACCGCCCCTGGGTTATAGAAAGAGCCACCAATCATCTTCTAAAGCAACAAGCTGCTAGAAGGGGTGTTAAAGTCTCTGTTGATGCAGCGGTAAGAGACACAATAGCTGACATTGAAGCTAGATTCCTTCCCAAAGTTACACGGACGAGAATGCAAGCTGATGTAATGGCTATGGGAGGTGAGCCAGCCAGACCACTTCTTCCTGGGGGGAAGCTACCCGCGGGTCTTAAAAAGCCTATAGAAAGTTTGTCTACAGCAGAACTAAAGATAAGGGTTAAGAAAGCATCCCCGTATCGGAAACTCTATCAAGCAGAACTAGACAAGAGAACTGGGATAACCCCAGAAGTTGCTCCTGAAGTACCTTCTACTGAGCCAGGAGAACCGGAGGCGGGGTTACAACCTGGTATGTTCGGTGGAGTAGAGGTGGTGCGTCCAGTAGGCAAAGGTAGACCTACTCAGATTTCTATGGAAGAACAATTAAAACTTCAGCAACTTAGGGAAGCAGCCCAACCTAATAGAATTGCTGAGATACAAGCATTACTTGAAAAACCAGGTAGACTTCCGAAGGGACAAGGAACTAGACCGGCATTAAAACTTGAATTAGCTCGCCTTGAGGCACAGTCTGATATAGCAACACTATCTGCTGATGACCTCCAATCCACTATAAGACAACTTCAAGAAGAGATGAGTATTCGAGAGTATCCTTTTCATGGGGGAACAAGAGTAGGTCCCTATGGCGGTATCCCTACTACAGAGTTAGATGAAATGCTGAAGGTTTATGAGGCTGCTGTACCCACTGAGGTTACACCTGAGCTAGAAATTGTAAAACAAAGGAGTGATTTAATCGAAGACCTCCGTGCTGCTCTTGTAGAAATAGATGTACCAGGAGAAGCAGTAGCTATTTTGCCTGATGGGGTTACTTTAACAGGTAGAGAGTTTAGAGGGGTGGGCGCTTTCCAACATCTAGTAGAAGGACTACCACCTGTCGGTGAGTGGTTAGATGCAGGTGTAATTCGTATAGCTTGGGAGGAGGGCAATGTTCTCAATATAGAACTAAATGAAACAATCACAGCATCACAATTCTCAGCATTGAATCAGGAAATGCAAAATGCTAAGAGTATCAATATAGATATTTCTGACTATACAGGAGAATTAACAAAGACTATTGAAGGAACTCCTAATATAGTCCGCAGCCAGCTTCGTGAGTTAATCGCACAACCTGTTGCTCCTGAAGTACCCACTGGGGTTACACCTGTTACCCCAGAGGTTCCGGTTGAACCAACTGTACCAGCAGAACCTCCCGTACTTCTTACAGCAGGTGAACCTCCAACTCAACCACCCGCCCCAACTATTCCAGAACTATCTGGGGAGCCAATGCCTGCATCTTGGAAGGGGTTGTTTCCTGAGTTACAAGATGTTCAGACGGTTATTGATATAGCTACTAAACCTGATATTTTCCGCAAGATAGCAAATCTACCGATTATTAGAGCAATTCAGGGTGAGTTAAATCCATCTGCTGTTGCTAATACAATGGCTCAAAAGGCTTATATCGCTAGGGCTGTGTTGGAAGACGAGGCTGAGAATAAGGCCGTATCTATTATGGCCTACCTGATGCGTAAGGGGACAATGAAAAATGTCTTCGGTCCTGTTAATAGTCAAGGTATTATCACTAAAGGGAAGTTAAAAGGTATTCAGGCTAATGAGATGGTAGAGTTCCCTCAGAAGTATGCTAATAAATTGACTGACAGGCAAAAGAAATGGCTTGAATTAGCACAAGAGATTGAGCAGACTAAGAGGAGTTTCCTTGAGGCATACGGAATAGAGATTTATGATGTTAATCTATTAGAAGGGCAGGTATATGCTGGAAGAGCGGTAGTCGGTAAAGTCGGACCTACTGGTGAGGTTGAAGAAGTAGGTTATGTTGGGACTGGTGGTGCAAGACCTGGTGCTAAATTAAGGGTAGAGAAAACTCGTTTCTTTCCAACTATTAAAGAGGCCCAAGCAGTGGGGTATCGCTATCTACCTTATGATACAACCCTTAATTTGAACGTTGTTGGGGCGTTGAGAAGGGTAGCCAACAAGAAGGTTGCCGATTGGGTACTTACTCAAGTACCTTGGAGAACTACTGCTGCTGATACCTCAATTAAACTAGCGGCTGAGGCAGCATTGAATAAGGCAAGGGCAGCGAATAACCTTAATAGGGCATTAAGTAGAGCAGTAAGGGGAGAACGTTTACCAGATGTACTTATTAAATCTATTGCTACTTATTTCCCAGAGCAAGCTGCTCAACTTAAAAGTCTAATCCCTCGTATTCAAGCAGGGGAGCAAACAGGGAGTGAAGTTAAACGCCTAAGTGATACTGCGAAAGGGATGGCCGATACATACTCCAAAGATGCCAATAGAGCAGTTTCAGCCAGAGCACGGTCTAGGGAAAGGAATATGACCCCGAAATACGGGGAGGGTATGGTTCACATGCCTGCCTTCCAAGGTAAGATATTCACTGGCCCAGAAGCTCAGGCAATTTCCAGAGAACTGAATGACCTTTTAGGAACCAAGAATCCGCAGTTGCTTCAGAAGACACTCAATGAGTTAGCAAAGCCTGGGCAGGTAGCTCGTTTTGTCTTGCTTGCAGGGGATTTTAGCCCTATGCTAATTCAGTTGATTATAGATATTGGGAACCGCCCCCTAACCTATGCGAAAGCTGGTGTAGGGATGGTTCAGGGACTTGCTGACCCTGCATTTATTCAGGCTTACATGAATGAGAAAAGGCATGTGGTTAATTGGTACGAAGGGCGGTTACTTTCTCCTCTTAGTACGGAATGGAGTGAGGCATTTAGGCAAGGTTGGTTGTCCCCTGGCCCTATTGTAAGGCCAGCAGCAGAGGAGACTCTTACTGCTGCTTTGGCAAAGACTCCTTTCAGAGTATTAAGAAAGGGTGTTCGGGGTGCTCTTATACCATTCCAAAATGCAATTGAGGCAGGGTTTGGAGTTGCCCAGATGGAGTGGGGAGAAGCCTTCATGCATATAGCAACAACGCCAGAGGCTAAGGCACAAGTGGCTGAGTTTATCAATTCGCTTCATGGTCTTACCTCATCGAAGAGATTGGGTGTATCCAAGGAAATGAGAGACATTGAAAGTTTTGGTGGTTTAGCTCCAAGGTATAATCGTGCTGTGGCTGCAATGTTGTTTGAAGCATCTAAGGGTGCTGTAGGAGCCGGTGGACTCCGTGGAAGATTATCTATTATCGCTCTCACGCGAGGTTTAATTGCGGTGGCTGCAGTGGCTACGGGGCTTACCCTTCTTTTAAGAGAAAAACCAGAAAAAATAGTTGACCATCTCAACTATAGACATCCAGATTTTATGACATGGACAGTTGGGAACAGTCGTTTGGGGATTGGTTCTAAATACCGTTCTGTGTTTCGTCTTATAGGGCAGGCTGCCGAGAACCCAGAAAACTTGAATGACTTGTCTATGGAAAACCCATTACTACGATTCGTTAGGGGAAATCTAGGGCCTGTACCAGGGACGGCGATTGACATTCTTACAGGTAAGAATTATATCGGGGAGCCAACAAGAGATAACTGGTGGGATTTTACGGAAAATGTATTATCTGAGACTTTCATTCCCGTGTGGTTACAGTCTACACTATTGGAGGGAGGGGACGTTGAGAACCGTACCATTCGTGGGTTCGCTGAGTTTGTGGGAGGTAGGTCATACCCTGAATCTGTGTGGGATGACGTAAAGAGGCTCAGAGATAAATACGCTTCTTCAGACTACAATAAAGCATGGGAGGATTTACCGAAAGCCTATAAGGGAAATGTGAAACGGAACCATCCTGACCTTGTTGAGCTAGAAAAGAAAGGCGAAATGGAGTTTGCTGAAAGGGGGACTGAGTTTGAAGCGTGGAGAACGGCTGCTACTGAAACAGCAGTCAAGGAACGCCATGAATCGTTAGATAAATATGCCTCGTCTCTTCTTAGAGGTCAAATCAGCAAGTATGAGTATGATAAAACACGTACACGTATAAGGGCTGAGTATTCAGGAGCGATGGGAGTTATCTGGACAGCGGGTGAACTTTTGGACCCGAAGGGTGAGAAGTCTTATGCTAAATGGCTTGCGGAAAACCAGCATCCATACGATAAGGCAATGGACGAATACAAAGGGTATGTCGCTGACATGATTGAGAAGTCTGAACTACCTATTGATTGGGATATGATAGATGCCCGTAGCCTTCGTAAACTCCAATCTTTTAACAAGGAAATTAAAGATTACATATTTAGCCATAAAGATGACTGGATTGAAGATTTGCCCAAAGATGCTAGGCGAGTTGAAAAGATGCGATTGATGGGGATAGAGGATGAGTCTTGGTGGGACGATTATAGAGAAACCGAGTTTTTATCTACTCCTGAAACTAGAGAGCCGGTTGGGGCTGGAGCAGGTTCATCTTGGGATAAACTAATGGAATTATTCCCTGAATAGAAACTATTTGTACAATTAAATAATATGTGCGATAATGTTAGAAGGAGGATACCGTGGACGAAATGAAAGATGCCACAGCAGTTATGGAGGAGGCTCCCCCTGAAGAAAAGGAGTCTGCTCCGGAGATTGTTGAGGATGTTGCATCAGAGAAGGACGAAACTCCTGAAGTAAAGATGGAGGACACCCCTCAGTTCCAACTAGCGGTAGCTAGGGGGATAGACAAACGAATACAATCGGAAGTAGATAAGCGTATGACCCCCGTTTATGAAGAGCGGGATAATGCAAAGCGGGATGTTTCTAAACTCAAATCAGCTCTAAACATCGTAGAGACTGCCGAGATTGAGGAATGGGGAGACACACCTCCAATTCGTGATTTACAGAAGGAACGGAGGCGTATTTTCCAAGCGAGGCAAGAAGCTGATGATATTGTTAGTGATTGCAAAAAGAGACAGGATAAACTAGATATTAGGGAAAACGGGATACGTGCTTGGGAACTGGGGATCAAGTACGCTTTGGCTGACTCTACTATCCATTCGCAAGTAGAGGCTTTCGTGGATGACCTTTCGGTCTTCAAGGAAGATGAGGGGATGGAGAAGTATGCTCAGGCGAGAGCTAAAGAGTTCCAGAATCTTGAGCCTAAAAATAAGAAACCAACACCTTCACGACCGGACTCTAGCCAAGTGGGTACCTCTACTAGCCGTTCCTTCACAAGAGAACAAATAAGGAAAATGTCGCCTGCAGACTATGTTAAAAACAGGAACGCTATTTTAGAGGCTCAAGAGGCTGGGAGAATAAAAGAATAAAGAGGTTGACATAATATGGCCTATAACACTGGGACTGATCCCCCTCTATCAGAACTTATTTCAAGAAAGTTCGTGCCAGAGATATTTTCAAGTGATGCGCAGATGCACACCATGAGTCATTTGGTGGTAGCAGACTCGTTCACTCACAAGTATCAGAAAGCCCTTAGAAAAGGAACTAAGGTCTGGATTCCAGTAATGACCGAAATCTCGTCCACGGAAGTTACGCCAGGTACACAACCTACACCACAGGACGCCTCAACCACTGCGGAGTCAATCACTGTAACCGAGTGGTATCAAACATCGGTTGATGCTTCCCCCCTGACCGAGGTTGAGGATGCGGCAGACTACCTCCAGACTGCGGCTAAGGCTGCTGCCTATTCTATCGACAAGAAGATAGACACCTTCGTTGGTGCACTAATCTCGGCTCTTGGCGGTGGCACCTATGCTAATGCTGACGGGAACACCTTTACGGATGAGACATTCCGCAGTTTAGTGGAAACACTGGACGAGGCTGACGTACCCGATGAGGGCAGATTCCTTATCGGAGACCCCTCAATGAAGTCGGACTTGCTGAATATAGACAAGTTCGTACGTGCAGACTATATCAATGGTGCTCCTACGACCAACGGTAAGTTCGGGCAACTCTACAACGCGCAGGTGCGCATTACCAACAACCTGACAGCAGCCACCACGGGTAACTACGGCTGCTTAGCTCACCAGGATGCTATTGGCGTCGCTCTTCAGATGGGACCCAACGTAAAGTATTGGGACCTGGGTTGGAAGTTCCAACACATGATTATCGTTGACGCAGCCTGGGGCGCTGAAGAGATTCGAGACACATTCGGTAAAGCCTTCTATACGAGAAAGTCTTAACCTATGCCTATCTATAAATATTGTTGCGGGAAGTGTAAGGGAATAGTAGAAAGGATACAGTCAATCGGAGGGGATTGTGCGGAATGTTGTGGTGTCCCCATGACCAAGCTGCCAACTCTTCCTGCAATAGTTCGTATTAAGGGGCAAGGATTCCCGTCAAGGAAAAAGTGGATGGATAACTGGACACCTGAATCGTCCGGTTTCTCCACAGGCTCACATCATGGTGAGCGGTATTAAAATAAATAAGGGGTAACACTCCGCACCCCAACAAAGGAGTAAAAATGGGAGACGTATATGTAGACGACGAACTTATCTTTAAGGCTGGTGCGTCTATAAAAGCCAATGTTGTTGGTGACATGATGCCGAAGCGCATGACACATATTGACTGGTTCGATGGTTATGCCCTCGATGTTACCAGCGACTATTATCAAAAACTCGATGGCACAAACGACCTGGGTGCGTTGACGGCAGGTGGTGAGCATGGGTTCAAGGGGACATGCGGCGATACCGACAATCAAATCGCATTCCTGTCAACTGGTCTCATCTTCGATATTACACAGCGTCCTGTTATTGAGGCCAAAATAAAAATCGTTGATGTCTCTGGTACTGTGGTCTTCTTCGGATTCTCTGATGCCACCAGTGAGGCGACCCCTGTGGGTACCATCGATGCTGACACCGCTACGCTGGTAGCAGGAGCTACGGATGCAGTTGGGTTCCTTATCGATGCAGACCTGGGAACCTCTACAATTTACAAGGCGTCAATCGCCACAGGGGGAACGGTAACCGGTGCTGCCATCGCACCTGCAACCTTGTGGACGGATAACCAATCCAAAGTACTCAGGATTGCACTGGATGCATCCGGCAATGCATGGTTCTATGTAGATGGTATAGGGGTTGCGTATCAAGCAACCGCCGTCACAGATGTGCCCCTCTGCGCCATTCTCAACTACGGCCAACGGGCTGCAACGGCAAACACAGTGGTCTATATGAGGTATCTTGCCAGGTGGCAAGATGTACCATAGGAGGGGTGTAATTAAATGAACCAATGGACGGCGACGGCCACCAACGACCAGACCAAGCCAGCTATGTTCCTTCATGTGCCTAATGGCACAACCGTTATACCTCTCGAAATCCGTCTCTACATGGAGGCTTACGGTACCGACGCATTGTTTGAAGTCGCTATGCTGACGGGAACGGGTGCTGTGTCGGCTAGTGGTACGGCAATGA